TATGTTGAGTTTGGTTGCGTTGTGTCTGTTATGTTTCGTTTCGTTAGGTTTCGTTCTGTTATGTTGTGTCTGTTAAGTTAAATTAACTGAAAGAGAGGTAATGAAATGGCAAAAGGAAAAGTAAAAAAAGAAATGAACATCAAATTGATTCCAATCCAGCCTATTAAAAGGAAATGGCTTGAGGTGCCTATTATAGGAGAGACTCCGTTCTCACCACACAAGTTGTCTGCCGAAGCAAAAAGGCAATTAGACAGGACACAGAAAGATAAGGCAAAGATAAAAAAGCAAGTAATTGATCCACAGCGAGAGTTTGCAAATTCACTATATTGGCTTGATAAGGATGGTAATCTGACGGCTGATGGTAAAGACCCGTTGAAACACAAATACGGTTTTGGTATGAAAGCATCAGCTTTCAAACAAGGTATGATCGCTGCGGGCCGTAAGATTGAGGGTGTTGAAATGACTCAATTGAAGCCAATTTTTCATGTTTTTGGTGCAAAAGACACTTCTAAGTCTTTTATTAAAATAATAGGCATTCCAGAAGTAGAATGTGAATCTGGCAATGAACCGGGTGTCTGGGTTCGTATAGGCGGCAAAGGCCCCGGTACTGGAACTCCAGATGTTCGATACCGTGCAATATTCAAGGAATGGAAGGCAATTCTTTATATTCAATATAATCCTGATTGGATTAGTGAAGAGCAAATTTTCAATCTGGTGAATATTGCCGGTTTTGTTGCAGGTGTCGGTGAAGACCGCCCCGGCAAAAAAGGTGGAACTGGTGGTATGTATCGAGTTGGAACAAAATAAAAACAGTAAAGGAGATTGTAATGAAAATAAGAAAGCTTGATAGTGGTGCAATCCATATAGAACTCTCAAGTAGTGAAGTCGTCAGTTTTAGTATGAGTCTGGAAGAAGTTCTCAAGGCTGCATGTGCTTGCAAATTGCATACGGAGAAAAAGGGGAAATCCACAAGTTATAAGATTTACAAGTACAATTTGAGGGCGTGCCTGGCTTTTTATGAAGAGCTATGTAAAGTGGATGACCAGCAGGATATAAATCTTGCATATTTGTAAGATGTTCTGAATATTCTGATTTCTACCTGCTAATCTATGGATGTTTATTAAAGGCATGGAAGCCTTTTTACATTTCAAAAATAAAAACAGATTTTCAGCAAAATATTTTTCAGCAATAAACACACGCCAATAAACAGTTTACAACATACGTCAAAACTTCACACAAAATAGTTGTGTACATGTCATTCCTTTGCGTTTATATTGTAATTATGGCGCTAAAGAGAAGAAAGTGCGTTGCAGATCAGAAAAAGCAATCCAAAAAATCTGTAAACAACAAGAAAAAAACAGCAATCAAGGGAAGATTCATCAAGGGGCAGAGCGGCAATCCAAATGGCAGACCTAAAGGTTCTACGAATAAAATCTCTATCAACGAGTTCTTGCAGGCCATACATAATATCGAGGATAAGAAAGCCACGGGCAGAAAACAACGTATCACATTCCTTGAAAAGTGGGTAGAATCCGCATGGGGCAAACCAAATGCCATGGCGAAGATAGCAAATTTCATAATGCCCACGCTCAAGTCCATCGAGCAGTCTACGCTTTTTGTCGAATCTCGTTCGAGCATCGAGCTTTCAAAATTGCGGGAAAAGTATGCAGAGCGTTTTGACTAAGAAATCTGGATTCATCGACAGTGAAATCGGCCTATTGAGTGATGATGTTCTTCTGTACAAGCCGTTGGGGCCTGTTCAGAAAGCATTTCATAAGTCAAGAGCTATTGTGAAATGGCTTTTTGGCGGGGTTCGCTCATCCAAAACATATACGAATCTAATGGATTTGGCAATGCTTTTACTTGATATACATCCTGTTCGTTATCGACCTAACGGGATACACTGGGCCTGCACCGAGAATTGGGATCAGGTGCGTGATATTCTCTGGGAACCTATGCTCCAGAAATTTATCCCACCGTGGATGATTATTCCGGGAGGTATCGAATATGGTATGCACAAAATACCTAAGAGGGTATTCTTGAAGAACGGACAGAAGTTGGAGTTCAAAGCTTTCTCACAAGGTAGAGAAGAGTTCCAAGGGCGCTCGATAGATTCGATATACTGTGACGAACAATGTCCGCATGACTTTCTTGGGATATTTGACGAAATGACTTCGCGACTATTGGAAAGAAGCGGTTTTCTAAGTTGGGCAATGACGCCTATAATATCGCAAGTTGATTTGGAGAAGCGGATTGAAGATTTGCCCGCGAATGACGAAGTTTTCAAAATAAATCTCAATGACAATCGTATAAGTCGTGGCGGTTATATTCCTGATGAGATGATTGACGCTAAAATAGCAGAATGGCCTGAAGAAGTTCAAGCTTCGAGAATTGCCGGTGATTTTGCGAGTTTCTACGGCTGCGTTTTCAAGACTTACAGCCGCCAGATACATATAATTGAACCTTTCAGGATACCAAGTGATTGGAGAAAGTACAGGGCGTTCGACTTCGGTTTTACAAATCCGTTTGTCTGTCTTTGGCTTGCAAAAGACAAAGATGAAAACTGGTACGTCTATCGTGAATACTACAAAAAGCAGACTGGCATACAAGAGCACATCCGCAACGTCAAGCTATTCAGCAGAGGTGAATCCTATGTCGAGAACATTGCTGATCCTGAGGATCCTGAGAATCGGAACGAAATGAAGAAGGCCGGAATCAAGACAATTGCAGCAAAGAAAGACATCGCGAAGGGCATAGAGCTTGTGCAGAGCAAGTTTAAGGTGAAGGAGAATGGTAAGCCGAGCCTGTTAATTTTCAAGACATGCAGAAATACTTGCCGAGAGGTTGCTGTTTATTCTTACCCGAAGGGGACTTCGAGCAGCAATCCAAAGGATATACCAGTTCAGAAAGACGATCATACGATCGACGCTCTGCGTTATGCAATTTATACAGTAGACGGCAAATTCAGGAAGGGCCATGTCTGTACAGCATAAGACAATTAGTTTCGCCGAATTGGCGTACAGGCTTGATGAAATCATCGAAAGTTTTGAGGATTCCGTTGATTCGCAGAAGAACAAGCTTGTTGAATCGTTCAAGATTGCAAATGCAGGGCCTGAACAGATACAAAAGCTAATTGACTACATCAGGGTATGTGTCAAATATCAGAAGTTTAACATTGAGGCTCTGCAAAGGGAAAACGAATATTTGAAGAAATTGCTTGAAGACAAAAATCAGTAGAACAGGAAGGAATAGTACGAGAATGGCAGAACAAATATTTAAACCATATCCGAATTACCATGCAGCGAGGATGAAATCGCCCAACTTGTTTTTGAGGATTCGCGTGCTTCAGACGACAAAAGAGGGCATTATGATTTATGGAGGTCCATTAAAATCTGATCCAAAAGGTTCCACTAAGACGCAGGCAATCAGGTTCCCAAAAGATAAGTTCAGTGTTCAACAAGCAAAAGCATGGCTCAAGGAGCACAAATACACGTCTATTTTGTTTGAGCCCGCTTCGGAGAAGTCTGAAAAGGCATCTTATACTTGTGAATGTATCGAATGTAGTCATACTGTTGAGACCAATAAGCACTGCAAAGATTTGAAATGTTCTGAGTGCGGCGGCCAGATGAGAAGAAAGGGAAGACCTGGTCCCGGACAGAAAAACACTGAGAAGGTAATGTGGCCTACAATATCAGAAAGAGATGGTGAACTGAACAATGTTAAATAGGACTGTAAATGGAATTACAAAATGACTAAAAAGAAGATGCAAAAAGGCAGAGTCTTCGTAGAAACATCGAGGGGAATCTTTCCGTATGAAGCACTTCAGAAAGCTGAGTCGAAGAAGGGGGGTTCACAGCAGCTTTCAGAATCTACGAACAAATGGATGTTGCAGAATGATTTAGTGTCGCCGCCTTATACACCCACGTCGTTTTGGACTCTGTACGAATCGAATCCTATATTGTTCCGCTGTGTCAATCAGCTTGCGAGCGATGTTGCCGGCCTGGGTTGGACTTTTCAGCTGCAAGAAGACAAGAAGGATAACCAAGCAGAACTGAATCGCCTGAAAGAGTTCGTTAAGGACAAGTCGGATGTCGAAGATTCCTTCCGCACCGTATTGAAGCGCTTACTGATTGACTGGGGTACACTTGGATATTGCGGCCTTGAAGTCGCACGCAACAACAAGCAGGACGTTGCGGATGTCTATCATGTGCCTGCACACACGCTGAGGGTTCACAAGTCAAAGATAAAGTATTGTCAAGTCCGCAACAACAAGAAAGTATGGTTCAAGAAGTTTGGCGAGACTCAGAATATAT